TTCAAGCCTGAGTATGTCGAGACAGGCACAGGTGAATTGATTGTCGTACTAGAGGAAATTGACGAAACAATTAGCTATGCTGGTACTTATGAGGCTACAGAATACGACGATTTGTTATTCCCTGCTGATTTGTTATTCCCTGATGATTTATTATTCCCAAATAATGATTCTATTAATATTTTGGGGGGTGCTAGTGATTGAATATAAATAATAAAATAAAAGTAATAGGGAAGTATGAAATATTTGAGAATGGGAAAAAAATAAAAGAATTTAAAAATATAATTACTAATTTACTTCTTGATGAAATGATCGGGATTTTGGCTGGATATGTACCAAATATAGATATTCGGTATTTAGGATTAGGAACAGATAACACCGCGGTTGCTGTTGGTGATACCTTGCTTGGTTCTGAATACTATCGAAGTTTTTATATAGCCAGAGGATTGACCGCACCGCCAACGTATGGGGAGATTGTTACTGATTTCTATATAACAAGTGGGGAAGGAAATACAACTATAGAAGAACTAGGAATATTTGGCGGAAATACTGCGAACGCTTCTGTAGATACTGGTACTTTAATTTCGCATGTACTGTGGAATTACACAAAAACAAGTGCGGTCGAATTACTTATAAGATATACAGTAACTTTAAGTTAAAGGGGGACTATTATGGCTAAATTAGTGAAAGTATATACAAAAAAAGATACTGATTTATTTTTAATGGATTTATTAAAAGAATTAAATGGACAGGATAATTTTTATAAAATCAATGAAATAACTGTTGAAATCACAGAAAAAGAAGCCAAATATATTATTGATATAGTATTTTTGGATAAGAAAAATGTAAATAAAAATTACATGCCAGCTAAAAAAACCGGGGACGATGAAAAGCAAGTCACAACAAAAGATAAAGAGGTGTTGTAAATGGCTGGATTCGGTAATTTTATGCCTTTAACATGGTCTAACGGTGGCGTGCCTGCAATAAATGACGTTAATTTACAGGCTGCATGGGATATTTTAGCGGAATTAGATGGGGAATTTTGGCGGTCACAGACTTTAAATGCTTATGATATACTTGAATATTTTTTCCATAATAACTGTAAAGAGGTTGATAATTTTACGGATTATGCAGAATATACCGCTTGGGCATCGACTACTTTAAGTAATGATACAGTTAATAATACAATGGGAAAGAATGCTATAAAAACACTGGAATCAGATAATACAGCTTCATTTGTTGGCATGTGGAAAAACATTACTAGTTTAAATTTAGCGACTTTTAATAGTGGCCTTGCTTCGACAACAGACGACATTATTTTATGTGTTTTTTATATATCAGATGTAACAAAAATTGATACAGTAACTTATAAGCTTGGCGATGATAACGCCAATAATTATAATGTAACTTATGCTGCTGCTACTTGTGTTACGGGATGGAATGTTAAAAGACCGGCTAAATCAGACTTTGCAACGACAGGCGCGCCTACTGGTTGGGATGATATAACCTATATAGTTTTCCAGTGGTATTCTACAGTTAACGCCCAAAATGCCTATATTACTTTCCAATATTGTCAATTATGTAGAGAAGATGTTGACTATGCTAATTATTATAATCCTTTTCAAAAATATGTTGGTTCAGTTAGTGGTTGGATTGATTATTTTGGCATAACTACTGATTACATAGTATTGTATGTCGATGAGGCTATATCTAAATTAGGATTTATGAAAGTAAATCCTAGCAATAATGAGGATGATTTATATGTCAGAAGTCAAGAATATACTAGCTTTATAAGCAAGTGGGAAATATATTGTAAAAAAGCTGGATATACTAATAGCTTTGTCTGGAGAGTAGATGCAAATAACTACATAGAAACTTATATAAGTGCAAATGTTTTATATTTGGATGCTGTTGAGGGTGGAGTATTAACAAGCCAAAATATATCATTAAGTGTTAACTTAGCACTAAATGAAAGAGTTGAGTTGTATTTTGAAAAAGCAGGAGACAGCTGCAAAGTATTAATTAAAAGAAATACAGAACATTTGAAAGAGTTAACACATGAAACGGCTATCGCCAATACTGCTTTAGGTTATCTATACACAGGGGCAGCCGGAACGTCTAGTTTTGGGCTTGTTACCGATTTTATGTTCAGTTATAACCCAGGATTCAAATTAGAAAAACAAAATACTTTTATTGCAGTAAAAAACGCAGCTTCGACTATCAATAACGATGATACTTATGCATCCGATTCGGAATTATATCTAATTTTGCCGACCGGATTGTGGGAAGTTGAATTTAATATTGGAGTTTTGAACGCAGCTTCTAACGTTCCAGACTTCAAAACTAGATGGGCATTAAGTGGGTGTACAGAAGTATCATATAGAACATGTCAAGGGCCTGCAAGAACAATTACGGATGGTGACGACTCGACAATGCAGGCAAAAAGAGAGGCATTAACGACCGGGGTAGGCTATGGAGTAACAAGCGAACAAATTAATATAACAGAAAAAGCAATAATACAAATTTTAGGTGCTAGTGGTACAGTGACTTTACAGAGAGGACAATATACAGCTAATGCAAGTGATACAGTAGTACAGGTAAAAAGCTATGTAATAGGAAAAAGAATAAGATAAGGTGATAACATGGATAATCAAATATTAACATTCATTCTAGAAACAGTAAAAAAAATAGATACTAAAGTTGACAATTTAGTAACTAAAGAAGAATGTCAAAACAAACAAAGTAATTGTACTTTAAAATCTAAAAATGAGTGGAGTATAAAGAAAATAACTGCTATCGGGGTAATAATTACAGGAATAGTTACTATCCTTTGGAAAACATAATTACATAATTAAAATAAAGGAGATTGAGAAAATGGCTGATAAAATAAAAAAGATAATCATTGGTTGTGACGATGGCCACGGAAAAGGAACTCCAGGAAAAAGGACTCCGGACGGTTACCAAGAAAATGAGTTTAACCATTATACAAAAGAGTATCTAATGGATGAATTAGAATATAATGGATTCGGGGTTGTGGATTGTAGTCCATCAAGAAACGACAACTCACTTGATGATCGCTGCAATATTGCAAATAAGGAAAAATGTGATTTATTCGTGTCGATTCATTATAATGCTATTACTGGGAAATGGCAGGCGTCAGCTGAAGGAATAGAAACCTACCATTATATCAATAATTCAGGGAAAGGAATCCGGGCAGCTCAAGCTATTCATACTGAGTTGATGAAAGGTACTAAAATGAAAAATAGAGGTGTTAAAGGTGCCAATTTTTACGTTTTAAAGAATACTGATATGATGGCGGTACTTGTTGAATGTGGCTTTATGGATAACAAGGAAGATGCTATTTTAATGAAGTCGAAATCATATCGACAAGAATGTAGCATTGAGATATGTAAAGGGATTTGTAATATATTTGGGAAAACATATAAATCTAGAATTTCAGGAATAAAAAAATATGATGAAATCCTTAAAATTGTTTCACCTGAATATTATAAGATTTGGTTAGAATTTGTTAAAACCCATCAAAAAGATGTAAACTTGGAAGGTCTTATAGAAAAATTATACTACTGGGGGAAGTGATAGCATGCTAGGGCTTGGAATTGGATTATATAAATATGCAGGGCTTAAAAGAAATAAAATAACTTTAGCAAGATGTGACAATATTGGGGACTTAACGCTCCAAGGATGCGCTGGGGTTGTTGATACTGTAAAAAAAGTTGATGGATTGGCATCTATAGAATTAACAAAAAACGCCGATATTGCAGGATATTTTATAGCTGATGCTGATTGTATTTATGATTTATCTGCCTATACTAGTTTGAAATTTAGCTTTTATATTGCTAATAATTCAAATATTGCAAGTATTTCAGCTTTATTTTTTACTACGGATCCTTTTGACTATGGGATCAATTTTGTAAAATATGAGGCAGTTTCAAATGGTTGGAATGAATTTAATATCCTTTTTGCTGATTTTACAGTAAATGGGGCAGCGAATTGGGCAACAGTTAAAGGGCTAAGATTTATTGTTAACTTATTAGTGGACAACGCGACGGAAAAAGTAAATTTTGATTTGATTGAAATTTTATAAAAGCCTGTAAAATGGCTTTTTTTTTGCCTATTTAAACAATAAATAATTGTTGACAACAATAAACTATTGTTATATAATAATAGTGAAAGGAAGTGAGAAGATGAACAGAGACAGCGCAAACATGCCAGAAAATGAACAAATAGATTGGGAAAACTTATTCGATTAATAGAGGGGTATATATACCTCTCTTAATAATAATAAAAAAATGGGGGGAATTTTTAAAATGGCTACACAAAAACCAGTACCAAGTGATAAGAGATGTCCTGATTGTGAATGGAGTTTAATACACATGAAGCCGGATGATATTTGGAAATGTTGTAATCCAGCTTGCAAAAATACAATAGAATATGTAGGAGGGAAAAAATGAAAAATAAAATAGACTCTAAAAAATTTAGATTTGCATTGAATTACTTAGGGTTTAACATCCAAGATTTAGCGAAAAAAATAGGTATAAGTCAGCAATCATTAAATTATAAAGTTAATAATCAAGTAAGATTTAATATCGATGATATTGAGGCTATTTGTAAAGTAACAGGTGAAACTTATGAGTCTTTATTTTCAAGAAACATAATAAATAACAATAAATAATTGTTGACAACAAGGCATTATTGTTATATAATGAAATAGTAGTAAATAACAAGTTTGAAAGGGGATTTAAATTATGAAAAGAAGACCGATGTCTGGTAATTGTCCTGATTGTGGGAAAAGGCTTGATATTCACTCAAGACCGACAGATAAAGAGGGAAATAGTGTAAACGTATGGGTTTGTAATAATCCAGATTGCACAAACCAAGAGCAATATGAATCATTTAGTAATATTTAGTAACTAGAAACCGGAGGGGTAACCCTCCAAATAATTTAAAAGGAGATTGAAAATTTATGAATATATTTCAGAAAATATTTAAGCTTCAACAAGAAACAGCAATGGCAAAAGATAAAACAGCTAAGAATTATATATATAGAACATTGGACGATATGTTACTGTATTTAAAACCTCGTTTCAAAGAATTAAACTTAATTGGTATTTTTTCCGATGGAAGTATTGAAGGTAATGCAAAAAGAATTTGCTTTACTTTATATAATATAGATAATCCGGAGGAACTTTTCACATTATCCGATTCATGTTTAGTCGATCCAAATCCAAAAATAATGAGTCCAGCTCAATCGTCAAATGCGACAGATACTTTTTTGCAGAAAAGAATTTTAGAACATTTATTATTATTAACTACTGAACCTGATCCAGATTCAATTGACGACTGGAATAAAAAAGAAGAATTAGAACCACAAAAACCATCGCCAATTGAAAAAATACTTGAAAATGCAGAAAAGGCGAAAATGGGTAAAAAAGAAGAATTACTACAAAATAATACTAAGTTTGGAGATTTTAAAGGATATACGCAAATTAATTTAATATCAGAAAAAGTAAAAACTAATTTATTGAAAATTGTCTCTGATGAACAAATCAAAAGATTGATGACAGTCGCTGGGAAAAAGAATGTTACTGATGAACAAATTAAGGCATTAATAACAAAAGTTTGGGGAAAACTGAGTAAAAAGGATTTAAATGTTTTAGAATACAATATTTTATGTGGATATATTGAGTCAAAATAAAAAAAGGAGGGCAAAACCCTCCAGAAAGGAGTTTTAAAATGAAATGTAAATGCGGTCAAACGATGGTCAAAACAGGCAATCCATATTATTTATCAAATAACTATTATCAAAAATATTCATGTCTAGAATGTGGAAAAATAAAATACAAAGTGTTAGATGGATTCTCGAAGAATGAGAGGGTAAAAGTAAAATGATGGATTTAATAATGAAATTACAAATATTATTACAAATTGCTGTGTTTGTAAATACAGTAATTATTATATTTAATATTTTAGATATTATTATGAATGGAGATTACAAGAATAACATATTTGAAATAGTAGTATTGGGACAACTTAATTTTTTAATTATTGATAAGTGCGAAAGGGATGATATTTAAATGATAATTTATGGCGTTTATGATGTTTATACTAGCAGTAAAGCAATTATAGAATATTTTAGCAGTAGGGAAAAAGCTGAAGAATACACAGAAAAATCGACAAATAGGACTTTACTAATAACCGAGATTGAAGTTAATAAAATGACTGTGTATATAGTTGTAGATGTCCAATATGATGGGGTTGACATAGAAGAAGTATTTAGTACTAGAGAAAAGGCTGAAGCATACGCACAGAATAACAAAGGGCAATTTAACGCAGATTTAGAAATTATAGAAATGGAAGTGCTTTAAATGACTGGAAAAGAAAGATATCAACAATATAAAAAAAATGGCATTTGCCCACAATGCAAGAAAAGAAAGGCAGAAAAAGGAAAAATAAAATGTGGAATATGTATGTATGACGATAAAGTTTATAAACAAGCTAAGAGAGAAATAAAGAAATTGGAGGCACAAAATGAAAATTAATTTACATATTGATGATTCAACAAAAAGATTCGACAATCTAAAAGATTTAAGAATATACTTACTTACATTCAAGACAATCCCACAAGTAAAAAACTTAGTTATTGATGGAAAATCAATTTCTTATTTTGGAATATGTTATTTTATCGCCCATGGTAACCTGTCATGTTGATGTTAGGAAATGGAACTAGGATTCCAGATCCTAAAAGTTTAGAAGAACTTTATAATATGTATGATTGCCGGGTTTGTGCTTACTGGAATGTAAATTGTTTAAGTTGTATAAAAAATGATGATGGAAGCTGGAGCGAATTTGTAAGATCGCCAATATTTAAAGAGGAGGATTTTAAAAATGAATGATAAAGACATGTTAACATTGAAAAAAATAAGATACGCGGAATTATTAAATCAAGTACATTTGCTTGATGAAGATTTGCAACTATTACATAAAAAAGAAACAAATCATAATGGAACGGATTTGGTTGGATATATATGCAAAGTTAATAATTTAGAAAAAATGATATGTATGCAAAAATTTAGAAATTGTAAAAATAGATGCGAAGAAGGGGAAAAAGATAAACTTAAATTCCATTGTCAAGATTGTGAGGTAGCTTATGAATAGATACACAGTAATAGACATAGAAACTACTGGGTTAAAATACTTGGAAGGGGCAGAAATAACAGAAATAGCCGGTTGTAATGTAGTAGATGGCGAAATTATAACAACCTTTTCAAGTTTAATTAAAACTAAAAGCAAGTTAAGTGATTTTATAATAAAATTGACTGGAATAACGAACGAAATGATAGCTAGCGCGCCAGCTTTTGACTTTGTAATAACATATTTTTTCAGGTCATTAAATACAATTCCTGATACTAATATAATTATACATAATGCAGAATTCGATTATAATTTTATAAAATATTGGCTTAATAAAAATAACATAATCAATCCGTTAAAAGACTGTAATAAAATTTGCAGCTTAGAACTAGCAAAGAAAGTTCTTCCAGGTGAAAGTCACAAACTGGAATCATTAAAAAAGAAGTTTGGAATAAAAACTAAAAGTCATAGAGCACTTAATGACGTTTTAGTAACAAAAAAAGTATATGAGGAGTTGAAAAAAATAGAAAATGGATAATTTATATTATGCAATTACAGATTCAATATTCGCTATTTTGATAATTATATTTAAAATAGCTTTGAAACTAATAAAATTGACTTTCATAATATTAAAAAAAACCATGTCTAACATTTTAAGTGTTAGGCATGGATTATCTAGAAAGTCAAAATACATTTTAATTTGTATTACCAGTATATCGTTAATATATGTTTTATACAATCTTATATTCAATTCATGGCCTTATATTTCTATCATACTGATATTTAACTACTTTATTTTTAAATCGATTCTAGATGTATTTATGGACTTAATACATTTAAACAAATTTAAAAAGAATAAATTCATAAATGAATTGTTTAATAATAAAGTACAGATAATGGAGATAGCTGAAGAATACATAATATTAAATAGTTTTATCCCGATTCAGGAGATAGAGAAACAAAAATATAAATTAGAACATTACTATAATAAAAGGATTGCTAGTATTACAAGTGATAAAAGAGATTTAAGGTTTATTACAATAAAGTTTAAGAATAATACATCAATCAATCTAAAGGCTAAACATGACTTATCTAAATACATCAAACAAGCTGACATAAAAAAGTATGAAATTCCTTTCACGCTTGGGATAAATAAAGAAGGAAATGTAATAATTGCCGATTTAATAAAAACTAAACATATTTTAATTAGTGGAGAAGTAGGATCTGGCAAAAGTACTATAGAGAATTCTATAATACAAAGTTTGATGTATTTTAATAATAATATTGCTTTTTGTTTAGTTGATTTTAAGCGTGTCGGACTTACTATTTATAAGAATTTTAAAAATTGCTATTTCTGCAAAGAACATAAAGAATTTTTAGGGTTATTAGAAAAATTAAATGTAGAAATGGATTCCAGGTATGAATTAATTGAAGAATATGAACTTGAAAATTTGACTCAGTTAAATAAAATAAAAAATTTACAACTACCTTTCATTGTGATGGTAATTGACGAAATAGCAGATATAAAACTTAGTATGGAAGTAGATAATAATAAAATAGAGGATTTATTAAGGCGTTTGATGAATATGGGCAGGGCTGCCGGAATTTACACTATAGCAGCTACACAAAGACCATCGGGTATTCAGTTATCAACAGAAATTAGGGCAGCATTAATCGCTAAAATATCCTTTGCTATTCAGGAGCAAACAACTCAAAAAATGACCGGTGTATTTGATACGCAAGATTTAGGCGTTGGAGAGTTCAAAACCTGCAACATGGGATTTGGTAATCAGATATTAAAAGGATTTTATATAGACAGAATGAAGTCAAATAAAACCTATGTTGATTTAAAGGAGGTGCTGGGAAATGTTAACCTTAATAAACAAATTATTGAAGAGGAATAAAACAAAAAAAGTGGATGGTAAAGTGGTTGATAATAAAATTCCTTCCACTTTAAATTCAGTAATAGAGCTAATTTGGAAATTAAAAAACATAGAAATTGATACTTTTAAAACCAGTCGTCCACTTTTTGAGGGTGACTTATATAATACTTTTGTTCTCTATCTTGATGCCCATCGAAACGGAGCTAAATTGCCAAAAGGGAAGGATATCGAAGAAGAGCTGGGAATTACTGCTTTCAAAAGAAAGGAACTGAGTAAAAAAGCTTTTGAAGATGAAATATTGATGAAAGGTCAAAACGGTTATTATATATGGAAAATCTAATAGAAAAGCATATGTTAAGAATGCAGAAACTTAAATTAAAAGGGCAACAATGGATTGAAGAACAGAAAATAAAAAATGAAATAAATTTAAATAAATTAGAGGCCGAAAAAAGCCAGTTAAATATAAATAAAGATATTAGAGAACTAAAAACAGAGGTGAAGCAGGATAAGGCAATAATTAAAGCAGGTACACTATTAAATATATGGGGTGCTATAGGAACTATTATCAGTACACTTTTAACAATAGCCGGGCTATGGATATATTTCAATAGTTCATACTTTAAGGCTATAACCTTTATATTAGCTATAACCATGACACAGTTTACAGTTTTTATCCTTGCAAAACATGATACCAGTATCAAAAAACATTTTATTCAACATGCAACAAAAGCCAGTATTTTAAAATTGGTATTACTATGTATTTCAATCTATGGTAACTATACTTTTTTTACATCTGGAAGAGATATTAATTTTATTGAGGCTATAACAATTTTAGCCTTATGTATAGCAATTGATGTAATTTCAATCTATTGTATTTCTATTTCTCAGGACTTTAAAACCCTTAATAGGAATGTAAATAAAAATAGTTTATACAAAGGATTATTAGGAAAAATTATTTATAATTGCACTTTTAAAATAATTAAAAATATTGACGACAAATATAATTCAAATATTGTCATGGACAAAGATTTACAAATAGAATCTAATTATAAGCAGGATTCAAAATTAATAGAGCTTTCTACTTTTGTCCATGACAAAGACACAGAGTTAGTTAAAAATGCAATTGCTAATTATAAAGATGGTAATATTTGTCCTTCAACATCTGCTTTGATGGAATTGACTGAATTATCAAAAAATAAAGTAATTGAAATAAAAAAAGCCTTGGAGGTCGAGGGCTTTATTAAAACAAATGGCAAGAAAACAGAGGTATTGTAAATATGTTTATTTGTGGAAAATGCAAAGAAGAATATGATGATAAAAGGCAAAGAGAATGTAAATATTGTTGCCTGGTAATTTGTGAATTTTGTTTAACTGAGGATGGATCCTGTGAAGAATGTGAGGAAAATAATAAACAATAATTTCTTGTTGACAACAAGATACTATTGTTATATAATTATTATAGTATCAAATTTGAAAGGGGATTTAAATTATGAAAAAACTAACTAATTGGGATTTATGTAAGGAAATAATAGTTTATAGCCAGTCAATAGGAAGAATGATTGAAGATGTCGAGTTAATAAAAGCAGAAGCGGCAAAGTTGAAAATGACTGATGAATTAAGAAAAGAAATAGCAAAAGTTATCAATATTTACGACAATGAATTAACTAAAATAAAAACTTCTAAGTGGGAAAATTTTAGTCCTAAAGGAGAAAGATATTTTTACAGAACATTTAAAAAAGGATATCTATTGAACTTTCAAGAAAGAATGAATCGGGATTTAACAGCGTTATCAGACTATCAAAACTCACTATTGAAAGCCTTAGATTTTATTCACAAAGAACAGACAAAAGCAACAAATAACATTGATGGAATTATTGAAATTATAATGGAGAGTGGAAGAATTAATTTATCTCAAATTGAGAAGGTCGGTGAAGTTTTAGAAGAACTTGAAAATCGTGGACTTTATCCATATGTAACCGCCGACAGGGACTATATTAAATTACAAGATTTATAACACAAAAACATTGATATGGACAAGGTTTGAAATCTTTGTCCATATCATATCTACAGAGGACAAAACACCCGAAAGTTTGTCCAAGACAGCATTATAAAATATAACTTTAGAATTTCAAAACACTGATATGGACAAAGATGTAGGTCTTTGTCATAGAGAGGATTTGATAAGATGAAAATAAAAATATTTGTAAGTAGCATTTATATTACTTATAAAAAAGATAATCAAGAAATAGAAGTGTCTGTTTTATATGGGCCATTATATGCAAATTTTAATACAGTAATCAGCAAAGAAATATTAGCAAATTCTTTTACAAAAAAGAAATTAATTGATTACCTGATAGTTGAAAAATATTCAAAGGTTTACCACGATATAGTAAACATTTATTACGAAAAGTATAAGATTGAGGAGTTAAAAGAATGAGAAGATTTATATATTATGTAGTTCTATTAGTTTTTATATTTGTTATTCCACATTCTATTGGTGATACAAATTTATTTACAATAAAAACTGTGTTATTTGTATTATTTTTTGTAGCTCCAGTATTAAAAATAGTAAATAATGTAGGGGAATCAGTTGAAAAACCTATAAAGAAATTTAAAGAAATTGACGAGATAAAGAAAGATAGATTTAAAATATAAAAGGTATAGAGGAGTTGGAAGAGTGAGATATTTAAAATTTGAAAAAAATGTCCTTTTAACAAGATCAAGAAATTGTATTTTTTGCTTGCATATTTCAAAATATGCATTATATTTTTTGCCAAAATTCAAAATATTTAACTTTAAAATTCAGATTCTAACACATAAAAATATTCTTAAAATTAGCTATAGAGGAGGCGTTAAAAAATGGCTATGATAACTATTGTTGACGTTCTTATAATGTCTTTGATAGGCATATATGGAAGCATTGTAGTAATATTTATATTGAAAAACTGGTGATTAATTAGAATGATTACCCAGGACTAAATTTTGATAGATTGCTCTACTAGGTAAAAGCAATCTATCACCAATAACATTAATAATAAAGGAGATTGAAAAAAACTGAAAAGACTTTTTTATTATACCATGAAGGAGATTGAAAGATTATGAATAAAATACAATTAGGAGATACAAACAAAAAGATAGAAAGATATATAAAAGTTCAAATAAATTACTTGCTTGAGCAATGTACAGAAAATCAGAAAGAATTATTTTATAAAATGTATGGTGATTTAGATTCTATAAAATTTGAAAGAGATAATAATTTAAGAATAGTTATATTCCAATTAGAAAGAACAATTATAAAAAATAACTTAAAAAATGTTAAAGGTGTTTAAATTTAAATTAATTTAATGTATAATCAAAGAAATAGTTATTATTATTATTTAAATCCCTATATTTAAATATTGAATATAATATAATAAGTTGATTGCTGAATCCCTTATAAAAGAAGTATCAAAACTTCTTTTATAAGGGATTTTGTACATAAAGAAAGGTAAATTATCTTATGCATGAATACATGAAAGAAACATATAGGTCATATATTGGATTAATTAGAAGTGAAAAAGTTAAAGGATCCGGAGAGGATCCACGATTAAAATTGTACTCTGAACCAGTTGAAAATAATATTGGCAAGTATAAACTTGTTTGGATTCAAAAATTTGTTCCATCTGGAATTAGAATATTGGTTTATGATATTTGATAAGCTCCAGCAGCTATCAAGTCATATATATAATGCAGAATCTTTAATTCATTCCAGGTAAGTATCTTAAAAAAAGTTTTATCATATTTTCTTACTTTCAGAAATTCAAAGAAATCATTGATTATCTCTCTCTCTCTCAGTTCTTCCATTGCTGAAATCTTTTTATTTCTTTCTATTTCATATTTATTTATTTTCTGGATCCTGTCGCCCTGAATATTGTATTTATTGCTTAGCCATTTAACAGAATCATGAAAGTTTAAATTTTGAGTCAAGGAAACGTAATCAATTACGCTTCCACCCTTGCAACATGAATTATGTGAATGAAAGTATTTGCCATTCTTACTAACTGCAAAATGCCATTTGTGGCTACAGAATGGGCAATTTTCATATATAAAATCTTTACTAGTTATTTGGCTGGCCCATCCTGCTAAAAAATCATGAATCGGAATTTGTTTTATTTGGTTTAGGTTGTAAGTTATCATTTTTTTCTCCTATCCAATTTACTATTAGTAAATTATTATGTTTTCGCAATCTAATAGTTGATGATTCATTCATTAACAATTGGGCAACTTCTTGTTTTGTAAACCTAATGCAAACTTTATTATTAAATATCTTAACTCTCATTTGGTTGCCTCCTTAATAAATGTCTGTTTTATCCTTCTTGGAAAATCAGTTTTCCTTCGGTAATCGTTATCCCTCTTGCAAACCTCGTAAATATCTTTTTTGCTTTTTGCCAAAATTATTACATTTTCTTTTCCTCTGGTAATAGCAGTGTAAAAACTTCTATAATCAGATATCGCTGGATTATTTTCCAAAATAATGACAACTGTCTTATATTCTGAACCCTGTAATTTATGAACAGTGCAAGCATATCCGAGACTTATTTTGTCTAACTCGTTTTTTTCGAATTGATATCTAATTCCAACATCATAAAAGTATATAGTAATATGTTTATTATCTATATGTTCAACTATCCCAAAATCACCATTATTTATGCCAATTTCCTTGTTATTTTCTAGATTGATTACTTTATCAAATACTTCAAATTTAAATTTGTTGTTTTCTGTTTTTTCCTGTTTAAACATATCATTGATTATATCTTTGGTTTTGTTTGTTGATGTTGCAAACTGAACGTTCCTATATAAATCAAGCCAGTTATCATCATATTTTGTTTTAAAATGATAGAAGAACTTTTTTATATTGTTTTCGTTTAGTTCATCCACCCAAAAATCAACAGTTTTTATGATATCAATGACTTCTTTATTTCTTACTTTTTTTGAGTTTTTAATAATATTGCTATCTGATAATTGTCTGAAAGTCTCAGTTAAATGTACATGATTAAAACATTTTGAGTTAACAATATCTATTAGTACTTGACCACATCCAACGCTTGGCAATTGAAACGGGTCACCTATTATTATTACACTTCTAAGATTTAACCAACTACAATCATTTATTGAATCCAGTAAATTATAAAATAATAGTTGGTCTACCATTGAAGCCTCATCAATAACCAAAACAAAATCTTCTTGGATCCCAAATTTTTGATAAGTCATATATGAAGATGCATATTCAGAAATGAGAAAATAATAAAAACTATGGATAGTATAGGCTTTTCTGCCTGTACATTCCTTCATGCGCCCAGCAGCTTTTCCCGTTGGTGATAATAATAATGTCAATATTTTTTGGTTTATAATATCACATAAAAACTTAGTAATACTTGATTTTCCAGTACCAGCTTCACCTGTTAAAATGTTTATTTTGTCAGATTCTAAAATGCTTTTTAATGCGTTTTTTTGGCTATCAGCTAATTTAAAGTTATTTATTCTTTCTAAGTTTTCTATTGATGAATCTATATTTTCTATTTTCATGCTAAAATCACCAACCATTAACGGTGGAGTGTTTTTTTCTGCCTCGTAAACGTTTTTAAGGTATACTTTATTGCCTTCGACAGATATTAATTCATTATTAGTTATAAATTCATTTATGCCAGTAGCTAAGTATTTAACTTCATTTATTAAATACTCTCTAAACTCGTCTAATTCAATGAAGTTAGATTGTTTTTTATTAAATTCATTAAATTTATATTCAACAAGGTATTCACAACGCTCTTTATTATCCAAGGCTATATTAAGTTTTTTCCTTGCTATTTCATCAATTTTAGTAAATCCAATATTTAGATTCTTCATAATTTTATATGGATTCCTATGTAGCTGTTCGATGTTATCTAATTTATCAGATAATTTCTTGGCATATTTTACGTTTTCCAAAAGAAAATGAAGTTTGGAAAATAAATCATCCTTTTGAACTTCATTTAATTTCTCAATAATTCTGCTTTTTGTTTTATCTCCTATCCCTTTAATTTTATTATTGACCAAATACTTAATTAAATCTTGGAGTTTATTGACCTTAGAATCTTCAAAAATCTTTTCGGCTTTATCTTGGGTTATTCCTTTTATTTCAGATAGTATACAAATATTATATTCTTTGCTATCAACATCAATTTCCTGAGATTGTATCCAGATAGTTTTGCCATATTGGTTTTTTGTCTCAGATCCAAATACAATAATTTTATCTGTAAGTTTTAAATTATATCCTTTTATTGCCAAGGTAATACCATCGTCAAAGCAGCTGGCAGGGCGGTAAAAATCCCACTCACTTTTTATTTTTTGTTTAATAAAATGTAATTTACTATTATCGAACTCGTATCTTTGAATTTTAAACATATTGTATAATCTCCTTTATAATTTAATATTTTATTGACTATAAATACATTGTACTATATAATGAACTATATAGTCAACTATATATTTAGCGATTGGGGGAAAATATAATGGAAGTTAAGTTACGAGAATTGAATGGAAGTTATTATTTGTTAATAAAAAAAGAGGTAAAAGACATGATGCAAATAGGGGATACTGTAAAGTTGAAAATTGTAGATAACAAAATAATTATTGAGAAACCAGACGAGGCAGAAAAAAAATAATATATAATTAAAATAGCAAAAAGCCAATGATGGATTTTCGAAGACCTAACATTGACTTAGATGTTTTTTGCGTACTTAAAATATTTTTTATCTATATTATATCATAAAAAGGAGTGGAATCATGAATCAATTAGCACTTATGCGGTGTAACAACGATATTATTGAGCTATTGAGAGACAAGTATAATATTATTTGTCCTGATATAAAAACGGCAAAAAGAACTTTTGAATTACTAGAATCGACTGAATTTGCCGACTATTACGAGTATGGTGATGATGGTAATATAGTTGGGTTTTATTCTAAGATAATGTTAAATAGGGTTTTGAATCAGTTTGAAATAATAAATCCAACAGGAGCTGAAGAAGATAATTTTATATATATAAATGGGGTTTACAGAAAATCTGAAAATCTCAAAAACTGGATATACTCAAAACTAAGTGTAACCGATAAAAATATAACTAGAAATATAAAAGAAGAATTGAAAGTTGTTGCCATTTCTCAGAAAGTTGATCCAGATTCCATAAATGCCGATGGTAATATAATTAATTTTAAAAATGGAATTTATGTTATCGACCAGGATAATATTGTCGACCATGATTGCAAGATACCGAGCACTATTCAGCTCAATGCCAATTATACTAAGTTCAATAATGATGATTTTGAAAATTCATTATTTTATAAATATATTACCACTTCTTTTGATGAAGAATTGCTTCCAGTGGTTCAGGAAGTTATGGGATATTGCCTTTCAAATTTAACAGAAGCTCAGAAAATGTTTATCCTGGTTGGTGAGGGTAAAAACGGTAAAAGTGTTTTTATCTCTATTCTAAATGCTTTTTTTGATAAATCTTTTATATCAAATGTTGAACTCAAAGACTTATGTAAACATGAATTTGTAGCAAGGCTATACAACAAAAGTATAAATACATGTGCCGATATATCCAACGAATACATGGAAAATACAGGACTTTTAAAGCAAATATTAGGAGAGGATAATTTCGAAGCCAGGCCATTATATTCTAATCCATTTTCCTTTAAAAATAGGGCTAAAATGGTTTTTTCCGCTAATGACCTACCACAAACAAGCGATAAATCATACGCTTTTCTAAGAAGAATGTTAATAATAGACTGCAATAAAAGAATTTCCGAGGAAAACAAAATTAAATTTTTAGCAGAAAAAATAATTTCCAGTGAAATGAATTTAATTGCAAGCTGGGCAATTATAGGACTGCAAAGACTTATTAAAAATAATTTCGCATTTACAGAATGTGGACAAACTAAAAAAGCAATAGAAACTTATCAATTGAGAAATAGTTCAATAAGTAGCTTCATATCTGATTTTTGTAATGTTAAAAACAATGATAATATTTTCATACCAAAAATTGAATTTATGGAGATGTATAAAAGATATTGTATAACCGAAAATTCAAAACCTCTTGGATCCAAAAACATAAACAAATCAATGACAGAAATCGGAGTATATGAAAAACACACTTCTTTATATCCGGGAAGGTATTGGAAGGGTATTTCATGGAATGGATTAATTAATGAGTTGACAATTAAAGATAATTATAAAATTAATGGAAATATCGTAAGTGAAAACGAATATTCTGAAATCGAAAGAGAAGGGATAAAAAGGAATTGAGTACATACAAATATGTACATGTACGCATTGTACGCGTACATGTACGCATTTCTGAACGGGTTATAACCGTTGATATAACTAGTCGTGTACGGGTTGTACGGATTTTTTCTAGGACATATAATGTGTGCGCGCACGCGCGCGTATTGCACAGACTTTCAGCTCTTTTTCCGTACAACCCGTACAAGGCTAGACGCATACTGGGTTTGAGTGCGTTCAGAAATGCGTACA